GTGGTACAATAACGCCTACCTGGTTCCGGAGACGGCCGGAGGTCATGGAGTACACCTGGTGGAGGAGTTAAAAAAGGTCTACCCAATCGACCGGATCTACCATAGAGTGGACTCCTCCGGGAAGGCCATGTCCGGGGATATACTCGGATGGAGGACTCACGAGGGAAACAGAAAGCAGTTGATAGATCGCCTCGCCGGGATGATAGCCGACGGAGCTATAGTGATCCGGGACAGGAACACTCTTTCCGAGCTGCGGGAGTTCAAATGGACCAGGAAGGGTACTTACGGTAGATACGAAGCGGGAAGAGGGCATCACGATGACCATGTGATAGCGCTGTCTCTTGCCGTTATGGGCATGGAGACTTACCCGAGACTTCCCATCCAGTCGGTTCAGGAGGAGATCAGGAAGTACTGGGGGGAGGACAGGACTGGAAGGTCAAATCTGTCTGGGTACTGAGTATGCCTAAGATAAAAAGTGAGATTGATGAGATAGAACTTCCGTCAGACCAGGGCGAACTGACCAGGAAGCTGGACGAGATGATCGCAGAGGCGGAAGAGTACCACCAGGGCTGGGAACAGCTACACGAAGAGTACTTCCGTCTCTATCTAGGTCGTCCTGAGCAGGAGGAGCGCAACTGGCCTTGGACTCGGGCCTGCAACATTGTCTCTCCTGTGGTCAGAGTGGCCGTTGACACTACTTCAGCCATGTTCTTTGACGCCATGTTCGCTGCCAGACCCAGGGTAGTGGGGCAGGGAGTGGAAGACCATGAGAGAGCTGAGCGTCTGTCCAGATTCTATTTCGATCACGTATGGCGTACCGTTCTGAACCTGCACAAGATTGGGAACTCCTGGAACTTAGACACGATGATAGATGGAACGTCCGTGGTCAAAACCAGGTGGAACAGGGATAAATACCTCTACCGGCGAATCACGACAGACAGACGGGTTATCAACAGAAGCGAGCGTATTGAGTTGCTGGGCCAAACTCTGAACATTACCGTCCCGTCTGACTACGAGGATATTGTCAAGGAAGATTTCTCTCTAGAGACCGAGAATGCCCCATCAGTGGAGTTGGTGGACCTGTCCAGGCTTAAAGTAGCTCCAGGATCAGAGCCTACGTTGGAGTATCCCGGGTGCCCATGGTATTACGAAGAGGTTGACTGGACCTGGGAGGAGGCGCAGGAAAGATCCAGCAATGGGTTCAAATACATTGACGACGATTTGAGATCCTTCTTGAGAGAACGGGAGACCACGCTCCGGGAGCAGATGGCCCGCGAAGAGGAAGATCTTAGCCCATCCAAGAACAAGGAAGTCATCCCAGTCAAAGTCTTCTACATGCGCCTGGTGCTACCCGGGAAGTACCGAGATGGCGACTCCGAGAAGAGTCAATCCTTCATGGACGAGGACGGCATTCCAGAGGACGTGATCTTGTGGTATCTTCCTGGCATAAGGAAAGTCAGTAAAATCATCCCTCTAAGCCGCGTACGTCCAGATGGAAGGCGTCCTCATATTGACAACCGTTACAACTGGATCAATCGGAGCTGGTATGGGACAGGCATTCCCTCTGAGTTGCGTCATGTCGAAAGTATGATGACTTCCGCCGTACGTCAGATGGTGGACTATGGAACTCTGCGTAACGTCCCCTGGGGTTTCTACGAGCCTGCAAGTACTGGGATCCAGCCGGAGAAGCTGAGGATCGAACCTGGCCAGTTAATCCCCACTCTCAACTCCAGGGGGGTCCAGTTCCCAAGGCTTCAGGGGGACAACACGCACTGGCTTCAGGTGTTGAACCTGGCGCAGGCATTTGCGGAACGACTCACTTCCGTGACTGATTACACCGTAGGGAGAGCTCCCTCAGTTCCGAACGCTCCCAGGACGTTCCGGGGACAATCGATGCTTCTACAGCAGGCCCAGACCGGGTTCTCGTTTCGGGTGGCTCTGTTCGCTCTGGCTTACGACGAACTGTTCAAATCCGTTCACGCCCTGTACAAGAAACATGCTCCTACAGACCAGGAGGTGAAATTCTTCAATGAATCCACGGGGCTGTTCGAGTCAATGGAAGTGTCAAGGGACGACTTCAGACACGACGTTAATTTCGAGTTCCAACTCAACCCGAATCGCGCTCAGACTCAGCAGACTAATCAGATGCTCTTTACCCTCCTGAGCGGACTCATAGCCAACGTGAATCCATCAGGACTAAGAGAACTGGCCAAGCAGCTGTATGAGTCCCATGGACTCAAGAATTTTAACCGCATCTGGCCGGAGCAGCTTCCTCCCAGTGTTCCAGTAGCTGCCCCCGGCGGTCCAGCGCCGGTGCCTCCAACTCCAGTGACCGGCGGAAACCTGCAACCTGACTTGACTACTCAGCCGGAAACTGGTAACATCGAGGAGGTCGTATGAAGATATCCTACGTAGTTCTGGCAGCATCACTCATGATTGCCGTAGGTTCCTGGGGAGCTAATCATGATAATTGGAGTGACTTAACCCAGGTATCTCACGTGTTCGAGTTGGTGGGGATCATTGGAGCTGTCCTTCTGGCCTGGCTGGGCAAGTCCCCTATACCGAATACAAAGAAAAATGGATCCATTCGTCCTGCCTGAAATCCCGGATATAGACTCTGGGGAACTGAAGATATTGTCCGGATTGATGGATACCGACTACTGGCGTATACTGTGCAAGTTGTGGGACTGGCAGATGGCAAGACTGACTCTTAACCTCTACAATACTCCGGATAATCACGCTTTGTTCCAAGGAATGGTGAAAGGATTCGCTTCCGCTAGAAAGATCGTGGAGGAAGCCGCGTATGTGTCCTCCCATCCTGAACCCACTCCGGATCGGGAGAGAACATTCTACGAAAAATGGAGTGGATATTAGGGGTGGCCGTACTTGAGGCGTGGAGCCGCCTCACTCTAGGTCTCAAGACAGGAGGTATTCAACTATGGCTGACGAAACTCTAAGCCCTGGGGGGTCGGAACCTTCACAGGCAAGCCCAGCCCCTGGGAATGAGTCCGGCGGTACGGGAGAATCATCTTCTGAAGGCCGCCCCGGAGATTACAGTGGGTTAAGCCAGCAGCAGATGCTTCAGGAACTAATAAGACGCGACGAGAGAATAAAGGCTATTGGCCGAGACTACGGAGCCAGTCAGCAGGAAGCTCTTCGTCTCAGAGCCGCCTATGACCAGGCGGCAAGGGAGAGGGACCAGTGGGCGGCCCACGCCCAGTCCATGCAGTCACGTCAGGTACAGGCTGAGGAACCCAGGAACGAGGATCCATCCCCTTCCTATGACGTGATCACTCCGGAGGAGGCCAAGGCTTTGTCAAGCGCGGCCTTGTCTGAGGACGAGAAGGGCATACGGTCAGTCCTCGGAAGCGCCGCCTCCAGAATAGAGAGGCGCGTGGTGTCACAACTGGAGGAGGCGGGCAGAAAACAAGCTGAACACGCGGCAGCGCAGAGTTCTCTGGCCAGGGTTATAGGGGCCGATATAAACAATGCTGAGTTCGTGCAGAAGATGCTCCAGAAGTATGCCTCCATTGTTCAGGACCCAGGCAGATCGTCAACATTCAAAGACGCCCCAATCAAGGTCGCTGGAGTGGAACTGAACGCCAATATCTTGAGGGAGGCCGCTTTGGAAGTCAGGTCGGATATGTCTGCCCATAACACCGCCGTGCAGCAGAGTGCGGAGTCTAAAGAATTCTTCATCGAGCCGGGGTCAAGGTCCAAGCAGGGTATAGCTGAGAAACCGGTGACCAGGCCCAAGTTTGATGAAACAAACTCGGATCACGTGCGGTCACTTATGACAGAGGATGAGATAGCCCACTGTGATAGATCCAGACAGGACGTGGTCAACTACTTCAAGTGGCTCCCACCTAAAGTCAAAGAGGCCAGGTTGAAACGGGGATATCCGGTCACTGCTAGTGAGCTTGGGTTGAGGGAAGTGAAGTGATCTATCGAAGGACGCCGAAAGGGAACCTACTTGGGGTCAAGATGTACAACTGCTCCGTCTGCGGCACCCGCTTGTGGCGCAGTAGAACCCCCAGGGGAGGAAGGTTCGTACCCGCTCCCACCACTACCACAATCAATGGTGAGTCAGTTACCGTGGCCACAAACAACGGTCAGGGGTGTTGGTTCTGCATGAGTCCTCACTCAGACGGCGGCAAGGGGGGTGATCTACTCAGGCCGTGGAGAAAGTGATACACCCCTTCTCGGAGCGTACCGCAGCGTGGTGGCACATGATGTTCTGCGTTCTGTATGCCGGGGCTCTGTCGTTTCATCTATTCTCCGCTGTGGCTCACTGGAAGTCATCAAAGCCGGGTATGGTAAAAAATCCGGAAAGCCTGCCCAGGTCCCCCGGATGATACCCCCAAAATCCATGCCCGGCCAGCAGTCTTAAGGCAGGGGAGGTCCGATTTGAACGAACGGGAGCACTAGGCCACTGCATCCTCCCCTGCTACTTGTATGCCTGCAATTCTATACCGAAGCCCGATACTTCTGGCCGGAGCTCGTCAGGGGCCATTCGGATCCTGGATCTCGGATGATTTCGCCTACTCCATAGGCAACGTTGGTGAGAATACTGCTACTGTCAGGGTCCGATTGGAGTCTGACGATTCCGGCTTCGCATACGAGAACGGAGAGCACGGGATCTACCACTACCCTGACAATAAAGTCCCTCCGGATAGGAGTTTCACGCTCAACGTCACTGGAGTAGCTATATCGCCGGACGGTCCTCCTTGGCGTGGAGTTACCGTTATTGAGAGCGACCTACCCATGGTCCTATTCCGTCCGGACGTGTTTGCAGCCAGAGGATCAGGACCCACCAAGGAAGAGGCGTATGCCTCCGCATGGTCTATGTGGTCGTCCGGAGTGGAGGACGTGGAATGGGTGGAATCCCGCCGGGCCATCTATGTCCCCTACTACAACGAGTGGCATGAGACTCCTCCTTGGGGTCCAGGTTGGACTACCGTGGTTGAGATCTTCAACGGGTCCAATACAGTGGTGGATTATCGAGTTTCAATCACCAGGGACTTCAGGCACGAGGTGAGACAGCAGTACCCGGATGGACGATGCTCTGTGGATTTTGTAAGGGAGCCGGAATCCAGGTATATAGTCATTGGCCCTGGGGAGTTGCGCCGATTTATAGTATCGGATCTGTTCGGGATGGACAGTCTGGCCAGAAGAGCGGAGGAGGGGATGATTATTATCACTCCCTCGCCCGTACTGCCTGGAACCGGGGTCTGGGCAAGGGTGGTTCCGGGGGTTCCCGCGCCATTTCCACCGGGTTGTAAAAATACCACTTGACAAAGCCTCTATTATCCGTTCTATAATACCACCGAGGCGTAAGAGGCATAGTAGAGGCAGTCCAATACTATGGCTCTGCGCACGATAGCCCGCTTCGTCGTTCCCATTCTTGGAGCTCGGGAGAGATACAACCGCTCCAGAGATCTCAAGTCTATTCACGAGGCTGCAAAAAGCCTGTCCAGCCCGGTCCACTTAGAATACATGCGTAGAGCGACAGAGCCATTTACCCAGCTACGGCCTTCTACAACCTCCGGGGCCAGCTGGATATCGGATTTTGTATCCCGCCGGAGGAATGTGAGTCTCTGTGAAATGTGTCGTCGGAAGTATGACGGCTGGTTGTCACACCGGTCTTGGTGGAAGCGAAATGACTATGTTCCCGACTGGGTGAACTGGCTGACTGACTGCGATGGGTGTAAAGAGTGGAAAATATGCAACGGGTTCTATCCAAGGGAACGGATAGAAAAAGTACTTCATCCCAGATTTTGGAGGTATAGATAAATGGCTTATTTTGCTGGATCATTAACTGGAGAAGCCGCTGTTCTAAAGAGGAGACTCAAGATCGGAGTCACCCACGTTGAGGGCAAGCTGGTGGTCAGAGACGACAACGGCCCTGGATTCACAAAGGCTCCCGGGTCCAAGACCGCTGCTGTAGACTTCATTGGAGTTACGTTGGAAGCCGGAACCTACAGTACCACTCAGGGTACTGATCCGTCCGCTGAGGTCCTGGTCGATACCACGTACAACCCGTTCGGTATCTACGCCGCTAATATCACCGGCGGCACTGACGACACCAATGATACTGCTCTGTCCATTACCGAGAACGATACGGCTGAGACAGCCGGGACGACCATCATAGACGGAGATCTCCCTGCCGACTCAATGCTTGGGGGTCTTGTGTATGGACTAACTGGAGCCAATGCCGGACAGTCTAGGGTGTTCACAACCAATACAGCGTCCGGCAACTCAGTCGTCGTGACTGTTCCGTTCGACAGCGACATCGTATCCGGCGCTCAATTCCTGGTGTTCGCCGACGCTCCTTTCATCACGTCTCAGATCACGCTCTCTACCAACTTCACTCAGGTCTCTCAGTGGCACGCACAGCCCTCCGGAGCTGAGTTCGCGGTCCTGGATATCGTGATCGACGACACCAGTAAGTCGAGTCCGACGGCGAGGATGTTCTTTGTATCGCGTGATAGTTATTTTAACCCGATTGCCTAAGTAGGAGGAATCATGGCTAATCCTGTATCAAAAGCGGGGTTCCCTGATGTTCTGGACCCTCGCTTCCGTGAGATTACGTTCCAGACCTTCCAGGAACAGAAGGACATGATCCCATTCTTTTACGACATGGTTGAGTCCAACCTTGACGTGGAGAGGGGGTCTGACATCACTCCCATGGGGGACTTGGTGGAGTTCACTGGAACTCTGACCTACGACGCTCCGAGTCAGGGGTATGACTGGAGAACCGCCCATAAGGAGTTCGCTCTGGGCACTTCAGTCGAACGCAGGGTCTGGCGCTTTGACCAGTTCGGTGTGATTGAGAACATCTTCACTGAACTGGCCAGGTCTGCTTTCAAGACCCGTCAGAAGCACGGAGCCAGGATGTTCAACAATGCCTTCACCAACGACACCGGTTGGTGGGTGCATACAGAAGCCGTCGCTCTGTGCTCCAACTCCCATACCACTACCAGGTCTGGAGTTAGCACCAGCTCTGGCTTTGACAACCTGAATACAGCTGCCCTGTCACCTACCTCTCTCGGGGCAGCTATCACGAATTTCAGGAAGTTCAAAGATCTGGCCGGGGAATCCATCAACGTGGTTCCAGACTTGCTCCTGGTCCCGGTGGATTTGAGAGACAGGGCATCAGAGATCATCAAGACCACGTCCGGCCTTGATACGGCTGAGGGGAACATCAACGTCTACAACTCTGATTACAACTTCAAGGTCGCGGACTATGTTTACCTCTCCGACGCCAATGACTGGTACTTGATTGACTCCAAATTCATGAAGCGGAATCTGAAGTGGTATGACGCCGACCCCGTGGAGTTCGCCAGAGTGGAGTCGTTTGACGAGATCATAGCCAAGTACAGGGCGTACACACAGTACGCCATGTCCTACGGCTTGTGGCAGTTCATCCTCGGCTCGCAGGTGTCGTAACGAGGGGCAAAACCTGGATCAGTCTCGTCATCGCCCCTGTGACAGTACCGGCTGGTCTTTGGAGGTCTTATGGCTAGATCATTTTGGTCTGGTCCGCTCCGTATAGCTGGCGGACTGCAAGTAGTCTCGTCTGTGACGTCTCCAGGTAGAGGCCAGAACGATAACGCTTCTAACCTGATTGGCTCCACTGGAGATATTCTCGACAACAACAGCAACATTGTCCTGGATTACGATCTTCGCAGGGCTTTGGTATCATCCATTCGCATTGGCGTGTCCGGAACCGACACTGTGATGACCGCCTTTAGGGTCTACAGCATTACGTTTGGATCAGGGGCTATCGGGGCCAACCAGGTCACTCAGAGTACTTACACTGTCTCGGGCCTTACAACGGATGACAAGGTGATGGTTTTTCCACCCAACAGCGGAATAGGCTCCGGTACTGGAAACACCCAGCTTGGGATCGGATACGCCTTCGTCTCGGCTGCCGACACACTTGCAATCGGTTGGGTCAATGCTACAGCCGGTTCAATAAGCAGGACCAGCGGGACTTACACCATCATGGCGTTCAGAAGTTAAACATGGCCAGACGGAAATCCAAGATCCACACCGTCATGTCCGAGTACAAACGCGGTACTCTGAAATCAAGCTCCGGGAGGAAAGTGACCAATCGGAAGCAGGCAGTTGCTATCGCGTTGTCGGAGGCCAGACGAGCGGGAGGAACCAGTCACAGGAACAAGTACCACAGGTTTCCTTCTTTGACAATGAATGTCGTAGGGTCAGCTCCCAAGGACCCTTTGGACAACTAACTGGAGGAGTACAATGCCTGAGTTTGGAAACTACCCTGGGGGACAGAAACCACCGGCGAAGAATAATCCCTCGAAGAGAAAAAAGTCCGGCCGGTTCGGTGGAAACTTCGAGCTGGGTTCGGGTGGAAAGAGATTCACCACGGGCAATTTCAGGACCGGAAGTGGAGACAGCTGGGTGTCCGGTCTTCCTCTGACTGTAAAGAACAAGAAAGGAATAGTCAGAGGAAAATCCCAGCAGGGGAAATTAGTGTCCGGATCCGGAAGCAAACCGGGAATGTAAGGAGGCTTGTATGGGAACCAAGTACGCGAATCGATCCTCTATCAAGGCCGTCAAGGACTCGATAGCCGGATTTGAGAAACAACTGGCCGACCCTGTAACGTCAAGGGCCATCAGACAGAAGGAGCGTCATATGGCTACGTACAAGGCGGAGAAGGCCATGTTGGAGAGAATCACTCCTCCGGACGTGGTGCCGGAAGAGAAACCAAAGCTGGTCAAACGTCTCCAACAACTGGAAGAGAGCATGATAGCCGGAAACATCAGAAAGGGAATCGAGCCCATGTTGTCCGATCTTGAGATGTGGGGGTCGCCAGCCGGGGCAGTTGGAAGGGAAATCAGATTTCAGCAGTTCTGGAAGAATCACAACGTGCTCCCCAACGGGGACGTATATCGTGACCCAAATGGGTACGGAGCTATATTTGAGTGGAAGGACGGGAGACGAAGACTTCTCAAGGAAAGAGAGGACGAAGATAGGGATGTCTCCAACATTGAGTTGTTCCGTCCTACGCACCCGGTGGACAACTCTCTGGCCAACTACCGAAGACGGTCTTATGCGCCGTTCACTAACTTGAGTTACGATGACGTGGACAGGATAT